CCACCCCCGTGCCGGTTGTGATCGTAGACGGAGCAACGCCCGCACCACCACCAACCACCAGAGAACTTGCCGCCAATGCACCAGAGGATGCCAGGGTGCCCGCAGCAGAGTAATAGAGCACGCCGCCTGAAGTGCCGCCAGTTAGGCCGGTACCACCGTTGGCAACAGGCAGAGTGCCCGAAACGTGCGTCGTCAGTCCAATCTTGCCGTAGGAGGGCGCAACACCCACACCGCCGGAGATTAGCGCGTTACCCGTGGCCACATCTGCCAACTTGGACAGCGTAGTGGAGCCGGACGCAAACAGGATGTCGCCCGTGGTGTAGGAGGACTGGCCGGTGCCGCCGTTGGCAGCAGCCAAGACGCCGTTCATCTTGGACGCATCGTCCGTGGCGACCAACTCATAGTCAGTGCCGTTCCAGGCAATCAGCGCAGCGCGAGCAGCCGCTACCGTCACGCCGGTTGTCGCAGCGCCCTTGACCGTAACCGTCTGATTGGTCGAGGTGTTGTTCAGTACCAGATATGCCCGGCTAGAACTTGGCACCGTCACCGTCAGCGCACCGGCAGGGTTGCCTGTGCAGTTGATGATGTGGTACTGAGCGGAGCCAGTCGAGCCTGAGCCCGCTTGAGACAGCGACGTGCCGTTGGTGACAGACAGCGTTACAGCCGTCTGAGAACCGCTGATGGTTTGGGCACCGGCAACTGCTGCATCAACATATTGCGTGATGAAGTCGTTGACCGTCGCGCCCCAAGTGCCCGACAACTCGCCCGTTGAGGGGAGTGCCAAGCCGATGAGAGAGGTATAAGTGGTGGGCATTTAATGCTCCTATTCCGTGTTTACCAGATTCCAATTTGCATTTTGCGCGTTGTCGATCAGACTCCAGTAGAACACTCCGAAGTTTCCGACATTACCCATCGCTTGACAACCGGTGACTGCCACTAGGCGCTCCGCTACACTGACGCTGCCAACTGCGCCAGAAGCCGCAACACCAGTCAGTGCCACAATCTTATTGAATATGACATCGCCGGGAGTGCCAGCGGCAGAAACTCCAGTCAACGCGACCGTGACGTTTACGCCTGGAGTGCCAACCTGACCATTGGCGACCACACCGTCTTCGGTGGGGTTGTTGGTTTCCGTAACATCGCCAACTGCGCCTGCGGCAGAAACACCGCTAAGGGCTTGCTGACCGGCAGGGGAAATCAACCCCGCCGCCCCAGCCGCCGTGACACCCGTCAGGGCCACAACCCGAGAAGTAGTGACCGAAGCCACCACGCCAGAAGCGTCGTCCCCAGTCAGGGGAATCTGCCGCTCAGCAACAGAAACTGTACCAACCGCGCCAGAGGCGGTAACACTGGTCAGTGCCGCCGAAGTCGTAGCCCCCACCGAGCCAACAGAGCCGGTGGCAAGCACGCTGTCCTCGTCCCGAGTGTCAGAGGCAACAACAGTGCCCACCGCTGCGGCGGCGCTGACACCGGAGGCGTTGCGGACCGTATCCGGCGTTACATTATTAAGCAGGCCACTTGCCAAAACACCCGTGAGCGCAAAACTACGCGGGCCAACCGAGGCGGTGCCCGCCGTGCCCGTAGCCGCAACGCCGGTAAGCGCAAGGGTAATACTGGGAGTGGCCGTTCCGACCGTGCCTTGGGCCTCGTCGCCGGTAAGAGCGAAGATGTGCGGGCCGACACCCATCGTACCCACAGAACCAAAGGCAATAACGCCGTCTTCCGTAGGACTGTTGGTTTCCGTTACCGTACCAACCTGACCCGAAGCACTGACGCCCGTAAGCGCGACAGTGCGAGCGCCCATCGAGATGGTGCCAACCGCGCCGTTGGCCTGGACACCTGTGATGTCTGCGTTCTGGCTAACGATGGGGTCTACAGTGCCTACAGCGCCAGCGGCAGAAACGCCGCTGATTGCTACAGTGCGGGAGTTACCAACCGTGCCCGCATAGCCATCCGCATGAAGGCCCGAAATCAGCGGGAACGGGAATGGGTCAACGTCGTCTAGAACGCCTTCGGCTGTGACACCGGTAAGCGCAACCGAAGTGGAATCAGCAACGCTACCAACCGCGCCGGAAGCAGAAACGCCAGTAAGCGCGACGGTGCGTGCGCCTACCGCTACGGAGCCGACTGCGCCAGTCGCAGACCTCCCAGTCAGGGCGACCGTGCGAGAAGACGCAACCGAGCCAACAAAGCCCGAGGCAAGAACACTGTCCTCGGGTCTACTATTAGTCTCAGTTACGCTACCAACATTACCGGAAGCGGCAACCCCGGTAAGTGCAAAACTACGAGCGCCAACGGCAACCGTCCCCACTGCTCCCGCAGCAGAGACTCCCGTCAACGCACGGGTAATGGAAGGTGTCTCGTTACCGGTTGTGGCGGAGGCAGCAACGCCCGATAGGGCGACGGTGACCGAACGCCCTACAGAACCAACCGCACCGGAGGCAGCAACACCCGTTAGGGTTTCCCCAAGGCCACCCCAAGTGCCGCTGCTCCAGGTGCCACTACCCCATCCGGTAGGCACCTTCCGACTCCTTTACTAGAGTCGGATTAAGTCGTTGCCAGACGCAGCAGAGCAGTCGAAGTGGTGTTGGAAGGCATCGTCAGAGTGAACGTGCCTGCGGTCACAGTCTGTGAACCGAAGGTGTGCACGCTGACAGCCTTGTTGCTCTGGGTAGAGTTGTAAATCAACACCGCATCAAACGCCGTTGCCAGGGTCACGTTGGTGTACGTGATCGAAGCCGAAGGAGTCCAGTAGGCCGTACCTGCCGTAGCAGAAGTATTGCTCGACAACGGGGCCGTTGCGTTGGTCACGTTCACACCGCCTGCGGTGTAGTTCGTGCCGGTCACTTCGCCCGTGGTGCTGTACGCCGTAGTGCTCGCGTTGACCGTGGCCGAGGCCAGGAACAGCGCGGCCTTAAACGTGTCAGCCGTACCGGCAGCACGAATCGGGGCAGTACCAAAGTTGTGGGTAGCGGTCAGCACTTCGCCAAGAAACGAGGTGCACATTGATTGGGTATTGGGCATTTCAGGCTCCTTTGATTAACCAAATGACGCGGCTTCCGCGCCTGCAAAAGTGGGCATCTTCTTCAGTGTGACATGCACAGACCGATGCACGAGTTCGCCCTCGTGCCAATACTCGACCCAAGTCGTGTATTCGTTGTCATTGTCAACGACTCCGTCCTTCTTTTCAAGGAGGGATTCCTCCATGTCACCTTTGGTCGTAAAGATTGTGCCCATGCAATTTTTCCTTAGTTTGAAGACCGGATCAATGCGCTGTTGGCGTCATTAACCGGCATGACGATTGTGAAGGTTGCTGTCGAAGTCTTGTCTGACCCGAAGTCCAACACGGCGATGGAACGGTTTGCTTTACTGGAGTTGTAGATCAGAGCGCACCGCGCTGTAAACACACCGGGGTTCCACTCTACATTGTCAAAGTCTACGAAGGCCGTGTACCCAGAACTGTTAATGGTCGTGCCGGTCAGCGTCTTGCCGCCTAGCACATACCCAGTCCCCGTGATCTCTGCCGTCGTGGTGTAAACAGTTGTGTCTTCGTTCAGGTCCGCGTTGCCGTTGTACAAAGCAATCTTCAGGACATCCGTCGTCAGATCGTGGATGCCCTGGTACAACTCCTTCTTGAAGGAGGTGGTCTGCGTTTGAACGATTGGCATCAGCCTACCTTCACCCTAACCTGCCCGTTCCTGTAAGCATCCTGACGGTTCTTACCATCGCCCAGTTGCTTCAACAGGATCAGAGACTGCGCGAACTGCTGCTCGTACATGGTCACCACGTCCGGCTCTTCCTTCATAAACCGGGCCGCTTCAACCATCACGCCGTTAAACAGCACGGAGTCAAAGTTGTCACCAAGCCAAGTGTTGGTGGCGGTCACGATTGACTCTGGATAGTAGAAGTAATGCAGTTCGACTTGGTAGTTGGCGTTTGGCGTAGGCCCGAGGATCAGCGACAACTCATCCGTGATCGTCGACCCCGCCGTGGTGGGTCCAAAGATGGCGTAGTACCTTGGCACTCCAGTGCTCGTCGGCGTCGGATACGCTTGACGGATGAAGTTCACATCCTTGTCAAGCAGGTATTCGTAGGAGCCATCAGCCAAGATCACTGCCAGAGAGAAGACCGACAGGAAATCATCCGGGCAAGACAGATACTTGTTGTTGGTCGATACCGCTCCAACCACGTTCTTTCGAAGCGCAGGAAGTTGAACCGTGTTGTAGATTTTCTGCTCGGCCAACTCCGTCATGGTGGCGAAGTCAGTCGCGGAGAAAGAATTCTCCGTGTAATCTTCAACAGCGGTCTTCAACTCCGAGTAGTTCACGCCATCGGCCCCCTGGCCATCGTTCCCTTGGTGGCGCAACCAGTGCCGCGAATCTTGATGCCCGAGGTCTTGGGCTCAGGGTTGTACCCGTCGCGGGTGATGTTGCCAACAGACATATTTACACGGTTGGCAGCGGTCGGCTCTTTCTGAGTACCGTTGCCCAGAGCGACCTTGCCGCCCTTCATCGTGTGGGGCTCGGCATAGACGGAGGCATCTCCGACTTCCTTGCCCATCATCTTTTTGCTGAACTTAGCCATTTCAGCCACCCTTCTTGTAGGTGAACGAAGACTTCTTCTGGTTGGCAACCTTTGCCAGACCGCGACCAAGGTCACGCATCTGCTGATTGGTCTTGCCGCCCTTGGCCAACTTCTTGACGTTGGAATCGGGGTGTGCCACACCAGGGCCCTTGGCCATGTGTGCCTTCAATGCTTTCTTTGCGTCCATTTCGACTCCTTACGTCGTTTGGATGGTTACTGTACCAACAGATGTGGTTGCCACCAAGTAATTTGGTGTCAGTCCCGCATCATTTGCTCTTGCTCCGCCAACAGGGTTCCAACCCCATTGAATATCCCGTGAGCCACCAGTCGGGAAACCCTGCTCCGGGTTTGCGATGTTGATCTCCAAACTGTTTGTTCCGGCAGTCTTGTACGTCGAGTCTCTGCGGGGATTACGAACTGCCTGGGGATCGTCAACCGGGTACATGCCCAGTTGCAACTGCGGATGGTCTGGGTCCCAGCACTCCTCGCACACCAGCAGGTTGAAACGCTTGGTCTTGATGACCTCTTCTTTCAGGCGCTTCAATTTAAACTGCTGGCCGCAGCGGTCGCACATGGCGATGCTGCGCTTGCCGGAGGCGAACCGATTTCCCATTTAGGTGGTGGCTCCGCCGATGAATTGCTGACGCGGCACAAACCGGATTGCAGCCTTCTCCCGATCCTCGTCTGCCGCCAACTGCCACGCTTCCTCGTACTGAGACTTCAGAATGGGCAGGCGGTCATAGGCATCAGGAATCTTCATGCCCATGTAGTAGGACAAACCTGCCACCATGCAGGGGATGAAGCGGAAAGGCACATCTGCCACATCTACGCCCTGACCGGCATCCTGCGTCCGGCGCAGTCTCCAGTACACCAGGGTGTAGGTGGTTGAGTTGTCCGGCACCGGCCAGACCGTCACGGCAGGCACCTGTGCCCAGTAGACCGTGCTACCCAGAACATGGATTGCTGCCGTCGTCCCTTGCTGGCCCCGGAAGCAGTTGTACAGGGTGTTGCCCGTGATGTACCCGTAGACGATGATTTCGTTGTCGATCTTGATAAACCCTTGGGCGGGCAGACCGGCAGTCGAAGACAGAGTGATCGTGGTTTCCGTGGCAGAAATCTGAGCAGGCAGAGTGGCCCCAATTGGGGAAATCATGCCGTTGTTGCGCTGCACCAAAATCTGGATTGGGCGCGATGCTTGCAACTTGTTTGGAATCGTCGCGTAAGTAGAAATACTAATCCGCGTGATGTTCAGGTCGGCTTGGAGCGTAGGGCTATTTGCACCGGTGCGAATCTGGTGCTCAAGCAGGTCCACCGTATCGTTTGGCAGGGCATAGGTCATCTGGTTGTAGACAAGCGGGATCGTCCCCTGCTCCATCGTCCACATGTTGATGCCACGGTTTGCCCAGTCGGCAAAGAGCAGGTTCAGGCTGCGACGGGCAGTCCGAAGATCGTAGCCCGTGCGAAGTTCTGAGCCACAACGCTCAAAGGCTTCTTCCACGACCTCAGAGAGATCGAGGTTGAATACAGCGGTGCCTGAAGTTGCCATTTAGCGGAACCTTGCAGTTTTCTTGGCTACAGACTTGGGTTGGGCTACGAACTGCTTGCCGGAGGCTTTGCCTGCTCGTTTTGCTCGGGTTGTTGCTGCGTACTCTTGGGGGGAAAGACTTTTGATCGCAGCCTCTGGAAGATACCTTTCACCCGTGTCAGAAGATCGTTTACCACTTTTGGTTCTCCATTTCTGGTCGGTCCAGTCCTTCAAGGATTGCTGCGGCTTCTTAGTCACGGTATCCGCCGCCTTTACTCTTGTACTGCTTGGCAAGCAACTGCGCTTTTCTCGCGCTCCATTGCCCTGCCGCAGTACCTTGAACAGCCTGCCCTTTGATCTTCTCAAAGAGCGACTTGCGCATCCCTGGCTTGGTGTAGTTGCCTGCCGCGTTTACCTTGGACTTGGCTTCTCCACCCTCAGCGTATTCCGTGAAATCCGTGTTGTCACGGCGCTGCTTGACGACCCCTTTGGGCATCTTGGCGGGGTTGATACAACCCATTCCACGGCTGGCTCTCATACCATCTTCCCGCGAGTCTTGCCTTTTGTGACACAACCATCAGCACGAGAAGATGCTGATCCGCCTTTGGCATATCGCCCTTCAGGAACTGTTCCACGAGTCTCGCGCTTAATTTCCGCAGCAGCCTCGCGTTGTGCAGCCTGTGCTTTCCTAGCAGCCGACGGGCTATAAGGCGGAGCCTTCTTGCCGGGCTTCATGTCTTTTGCACCTTCTGCGGCCTTGTTGTATGCGGCTAAAGCAGCGCGCCCGGACGGCGTGTAATCCTCATAGCCAAAATACTCTGGCCGTTTGCGGTAGGCAATAAGTTCCTCTGCCTCTGCAACATCTTTAGGCTTGCCCTCATCCGGCATTGGGGGCTCACCCATTTCGGCGCGGTAAACACCGCCTTTGGCATATTTGCTCTTCATTTCAGCACTTCCCGCCCATAGCCATCTTCACTTGCATGCCACGGGTCTTGCCACGCTGGGCGCAACCATCAGCCTGCTTGTGACCAGCGGCCAAACCGCCTGCGGCCATCTTGACTTCCATGCCACGGGTCTTGCCCTTCTTGGCAATACCGTCGGCTTGCTTGTGACCGGCAGACAAACCGCCCATAGCCATCTTCTTCATGCCCTTAATTTCGGACATTTCATGTTTGATCATGGACTTGGGAGCGCCCTTCTGCTTCATAAAGGCGATCTCTTTGCCAACCATTTTCTTGGATTCCATTTCGCCACCTCCGGCAAATTTGCGGCCCTTGTCGGCCTTCAAGAACTCTTCTCCCACGGACTGTGGGACGCCTGCTTTCTTGGCGAACTTGGGGTTGTTAGCCACCGCCGCCATGAATCTGTGTTGTTTTCCGCTAACTGAGGGCACTTCTCTGCTCTTTCATGTATGCGTCCAACTTGCCTTCAAGCCTGTCCAGCCGCGCAATCACGCGATTCATGTCGTCGTGTACGTCGCCCTTCGTGACGTACTCCTTGGCGACTTCCTCGCGTGTGCGGTTCAGCAAAATCTGAATACGCTTGACCTCTTCCGCATGACTCTTGACCACCCACAGAATGATGGCCGAGAGGAAGGAGAGGACTACGTTCCATATCAGCAGTTCCATGCCCGCAGACTCTTGTTAATCCTCGAATTCGGATCGCTTGCGGTCTTTGCGCTCGTCAACTTCTTTTTCATCCCTTTCATACGGGCGCAAAAAGAGTCTCGGCGTGGACCGCCCTCCGGTTGAGGGGGTTTCAGTCCCGGCTTCCCTGGATTCGCGGCGTTGTAGGAGGCTCGCCC